CCACCAGCCGGAGACTTTGTCGCCGATGGCCTTGCCCCACGACGGGATCGTCTCGGTGACGAAGCCGGTGACGTTGTCCCACAGGTCGCCGATGAATTGGGGGACGTCCTCGGTGAAGAACGTGGCGGCCGCCTCAAACGCGCCGGTCGCCCACTCCGGGATCGTCTCGGTGAAGAATGTGCCGACGTTGGTGAACAGCTCGGTGAAAAACGTTGGGACGGTCTCCCCGAAGAACACGGCGGCCCGCTGGCCGATGCCCTCCGCCCATGCGGGCAGGGTCTCGGTGAAAAAGCTGCCGACGTTCTGCAGCAGGTTCCCCACGGTCGCGGGCACGGTCTCGGTGAAAAATGTGGTCGCACGCTGCGCCACGCCCTCCGCCCATGTCGGGAGCGTTTCGGTGAAAAACGTCCCGACGGTTGTGAGAAGCTCTCCGACCTTGGCCGGGATCGTCTCGGTGAAGAATACCTGCGCCGCGCCGACGACATACCCGACCGCGTAGGGCACCTGTTCGGTCAAAAACGTCGGGATGGTCTCGGTGAAAAAGCCCCCGACGATCCCGCCCACGGTGGACGCGAAGCCCCCGATGGCCTCCCCGGCGCTGGATATTGCCGCCGGGATGGATTTGGTGACGAAATTGGGGAGGGTCTCGGTGAAAAATCCGCCGATTGCCTTGCCCGCGTTGTTGAGCAAGCCCCCTTCGTCCAGGCTGTCCGACAACATTTTGCCGATCTTGCTGCCGCCCAGCATGGCCCCCAGGCCGCCCACGCCTGCGCCCACAAGGGCGCCGACGCCTGTGCCGACCACGGGGACGACGGAGCCGATTGCCGCGCCTGCGGCCGCCCCGGCGCCCACCATGCCGATCTTTGTGCCGCCGGTTACATATTTGTCTTGGGCCTCTTTCCCGCTTGTCTGCGTGCCCTTGTAAATATCCACAAGGCCGCTGATGATGCCGGCGCCGCCAAGGAGTCCGCCGCCGATGGCTGCGCCGCCTGCGGCCGCTGCGCCTGCTGCTGTGGCCGCCTGGGAGCCAAGGGCCCCGCCGACGCTGCCGAGGGTGCCTCCGATGCCCCCCTGGACCGCCAGGAGGGTGCCGTCGGCCCCGACAACGCTGGATTTCGACCCGACTGTAAGGAGCTTGCTTAACCAGCTGCCCGCCGATGTCAGGCCGCCGGCCGCCGCTGTTCCTCCGGCCGGTCCCGGAAGGGCAAGCCTCCCGCCTCCGGCCGCGCCTGGCAGGGCCGGTAAACCGCCCCCGGACGCTGCGGTCCTGACCGCGTTGGCGGCGTTGGATGCCATGCCGCCGTTGACGATGACCGTGCCGGCCGTGACTGTCATGGTGGACACAAACGACCCAAGGCCGCCGCCCCCACCGCCTCCGCCGCCGCCCGTGAGGCCGCCGAGGAGGCTTTTGCCCGACTGGAACGCTTTGGCCAGGCCGCCGATCAATTTGCCGCCCGCCATGAGGCCGGCCGCTGCGACGATGCCCTTGTGGTCGCTGGCCCATTCGGTGAGCGCCTCGCTGATCTTGTCCATGTCGAGCCCGGATTTGAAGCCCTCAAAAAAGCTCTTGCCGATGGTCGCGCCGTCTGCGACGGCGCCGGAGGCGTCAAACCCCAAAAGGGCCAAAAGGCCGGCGGTGATCCCGCTGCCCAGGGTTTCGCCGAAGGCCGCGACCTTTTCGGTCAGCCACGGCTTGCCGGTGCTCTCCCACCACTGGGAGAACGGCTCCGCGACGATCTTGTCCCAGGCGATGGCGATTTTCCCCCAGACGTCGGCGTTGGCCCATTCGTCGCTGCTGGTAAATTCTGCGATGGTGCCCTTGAGCTGGGCGATTTTTTCGTCCACGACGTCCATGACGCGGTTGATGGCGCTCTCCACGTCGGGCATTTTTGACGTGAGCCAGTCGACAAATTCCCGCAAATATGGGGACAATCTGGACCCGAACGCCATTTTTACGCCGTCCACGGCGGACGACAGATAGGTCATGGAGCCCTGCAGGTTGTCCATCATGGTCCCGGCCATATCGGCCGCCGCGCCGTCGCAGTCCTCAATGGCTGCGGTCAATTTGGCGTAGTCCTCTGTGGTGGCGTTCAACATGGCCAGGAAGCCTGCCTGTGCCCTCTGTCCGGCGACGGTGTTGGCAAAATTCATTTTTTGCTCTCTGGTCATCCCCTGGGTGGCTGCCCGCAGGTCGCCCAGAACGTCGCCAAATTCTCTTGCGTCGCCTGTGGATGTGTAGAAGCTGATCCCCATTTCCTCGATGGCGTCCCGCGCCCCGTTGGTGTTGGTCGACAGACGCGTGAAAATGGAATTCAATTCCGTGCCTGCCTGGGACGCCTTGATCCCGCTGTTCGCCATGAGCCCGATGCCCAGGGCGACGTCCTCGATGGAATACCCCAGGGCGCCGGATGCCGCGCCGACATACTTGAAGGTCTCTCCCATCATGGCGACGTTGGTGTTGGCGCTGGACGACGCGACGGCCAGCACGTCGGCGAAATGGGTGGCGTTGGCGATGCCGTTCTCGGTGTAACCGCTGGCCGACATGCCGAAGGCCGTCATGGCGTCCGTCACGATGTCCGAAACGGTTGCCAAATCCTCCCCCGACGCCGCTGCCAGGTCCATGACGCCGGCCAACGATGTCAGCATGTCCTCGGTTTTCCACCCGGCCATTGCCATGTATGTCAGGCCCTCTGCGGCCTCCTGCGCGGTGAATTTGGTGGTCTTGCCCATTTCCTCCGCCAGGGCGGTCAATGCCTCGAAATCCTCCCCGGACGCTCCGCTGATGGCCTTGACCTTCGACATGGTCGCCTCAAATCCGCCAAACGTGGAAATTGCGTCCGACGCGCTGAGTGATATGCCCAAAACCGCGCCCGCCTGCAATAACGGATTTCGAAGCAGGTTGAAAATGCCCTGCAGGGGCGCGGTGGCCTTGTCTATCACGCCGACCGTGAAATTCCACGCTTTGCCCGCTGCGCTGCGTATTTTGCCCTCGACTTTGGTGATGACGGAGGTGGCCTTATCCACCGCATTGAAGGCAACATTCCACCTGGAGCCGGTCATCTTGTTCAGCCGGCTTTGGGTCTCCTGGAGCGTGCGGTCGAATTGGCTGACCTTGCGCCGGGCTGATTCAAAGCCGGGCCCTGTTCGGTCCTCGACGACCAGCTCCTCTGTGATGCGGAAGGTCTCAGCTGCCATTTGTCCCTCCCTCCTTTGCGTGTTCTTCGTTCTCCAATGTGACCATCATGGAGGCGAGGCAAAAGGCACGGACGCCGCGCGGCGCGTTCCAGACGACGTCCGGCATGATCCCGGTCCGCTGAAAAATCTGGTGTAATAACGTCGCACGGCCCCCGGCCTTTATTAGTTTTTTGCGACCTCCTCCTCGGTCAGCTCATACCCGCTGATGGCGTCGAGCTTCTCGCAGATGGCGTTCTTTTCGCCCGCCTTGAGGAGGATGTCCACGGCCTCGATGCCGGTGGCCAGGTCCTTCGCTTTCCAGAGCTTCTTGTTGTCCCATACCTTGGCCCGGTCCTCCGGGACGGTGGCCTCGTAGATCAACATGCACCGATACTTGACGGTGTCGACCTCCTCCGGGACGCGGATGCCGGCCTGGGATTTGCTCTTGACGTACTTGGTGCAGCGTTTCCGGCACCTGTTGAAGTCGTCCTCGCTCAACGGGTGGATGCGGAAGGAAAAGAGGTCCTTGCCCCTGCGGCTGATGACGATTTCGACGTTTTCATCTTCGTCGTCCTTGTAACTCGCCGCGGCCAAAAGGCCGGTCAGCAGGTCGTCCTCGTTGGCGCGGGCCTCCGCCTGCGCCTCCTCCGGGGTGGGGGTGTGCTCCATATCTTCGGGCAGTCCGGCCGTTGCTCTTGCGCTCATAAACTCAAACCTCCATAAAATTCAACGCGGCCGCGCGATGATGCGCGGCCGCGTCTGTATATACCCCACTTTCGGCAGGGGCTCTCCGCTTTTTCCGGGCCCTGCTTGGCGGGGGCTGGCCTCCCGGTCCTCCGGGGAATTACGCCGCGTTCAACGCCAGCATACTCTGGAGCTCCGGCGGATCGTTGACGGCCATATTCCAGGCGCGCTTGATGATGTCGCCGATGCTGACGTTCTGCAGGTCGATGTTGCCGTCGGGCACGACCCCGCGGTAGTTCATGCGCTGCGTGCTGCCGTTGCGGCCGTACACGACGCCCTGGAAGGTCCAGTCGGGCTGCTGGCCGCTGTGCATCATGTCAAAGACGTCGGTGATGAGGTCGTCATCCTCGACGATGACCTGCGACATGGTCAGCGTGACCTTGTACGACTGGAGGACGCTGTGCTCCTGGGCGTCGCCCAAGGGCTGGTAGGTGGCGTTGGTCACGTTGACCTGCACCTGGTAACTCTCGACGGTGGCCAGCATTTTGCCGTTGCCGTCGTAAATGACCCCGTCCTTGCCGGTGACGGCGAAGCGGGTGTCCTGCGGGCCTCTGTTGTTATACATGCTTTACTCCTCCTTACTCCGCGGCATAACGGAAGCGGTAGGCCAGGTAGATAAACTCGACGCTGTCGATGTCGTCGACCTCGATGACAAACCAGGCGCTGTCGCCCTGCGGGGGGTTGGTTTCGTCCTCAAAGGCGTCGCCCTGGAGGAGCTTCTTCTCTCCTACCATGCGGGAAATGACGCCCTTGATGTTGGAGATAATGGTGGCCCGGCCGTCCGGGTCGTTGTTGACCTTGCCGATCAACACGTCCAGGCCGTCGGCGACGCGCTGCATGAGCTCGAAACGGGTCTTGACCCGGCGGATTTTCTTCCAGCCTTCGTCCATGTCCCCGTCTGGGGTGATGAGGGTGTTGATGCCCTGCTCAATCCATACCTGGCCGGATGCGTTGGTGGTCAAAACCAGGCAGCCCCGCTTGAGGGCCTTTTCGATCTGGCTGGGCGTCAGGGTCTCATGCAACGCGGCGAAGCCGGAAATGACCGTATGGGTCAGGGACATATTGGACGCCACGGCCGCAATCATGCCGCCGATGCGGGCGGCGATCCTCCACCCCTCATATACGACGCCGGCGGAGTTCTCCGCAGAATTGAGGACGTAAACGATCTTTTCGTCGTTGTACGCCGCGGCGTGGGTCATGCGAGTGTCGATGGCGACACTTTTGGGCTCCGCCAAACATGCGACGGCGTAGTAACCGTTGGCATAGATGCGGTCGATGAACGCCTGCACCAACAGGTGAATGGCGACGTCGTCCGTGTCCACACAAAGGGCATTGCCGAACACGCAATAAAGCGCGTCCAGGCCGGCGCTGTACTCCAACGGGGAGGCGGTGGGCTGCGTGCCGGGGGTCATGGCCGTCTGCGTGCAGGGGCCCATGATGCCGCTGCCGTCGGCGATCTTCGTGGCGATGAAGTCGGTGGTGGCCTCCTTCATGGCCGCGATCATGGCGTCGGGCTCATTCTCTCCGCCCTCAAAGGTGATCTTGCAAAACTCGGTGGTGCCCTCATAAAAAACGCACTCCCGGCCCGCGCCGGTCAGGCTGTCCCGGATGCTGACCGTGAAGGCCCGGTCGCCCACATAGGCGCCGGTAATCTTGACGACGTCAGCACCGGCGTCATCCTGCAGGGTGATGGTGGGGGCGGTGCCGCCGGTGCCCACGCGGACGAAATGCCCGGACGTCATGCCGCCGGTAAACATTTCGGTGATGAGGCCCTCGGTGTTGCCGCTGCCGAAAATCCGGTTGAC